AAATACAATATCTGTTCCATTATCTGTAGTTTCTGATCGGTGTTTGTTGTCCATATGTCCGCCGAAACCTCTAATCTGAAAGGCGATGGCATCACTTTCTCTATGGTGTATCCAGCACCCAATTGGTTGGTATAATTACCATCACTGCCCACATCTCTTTCTCTTAGATGTTGTTTTTCTATGTGATAAGGATTCTGCATCCTATCCCTGTCATAGTTTAATTCCCGCACATAACAGGCTATCTTTGGGGCATATGCTAATGCGTTCTCTGAATTGTTTCTGATTATATTTGCCACCTGCCTCGTTGGGTCACCGTAAACAACAGGTACTGCTCTCAACTGTACCGTGCCATCGGATCCTTTACCTGTTTCTACAGAGAAGTTGCTCAATATCCTGATAAATTGAGTCAGAAATTTCCTAACCTGCCCTTCGTAAAAATGTAGCATTAATTGTCAGCCTTTGGTTTCAACGCTTCAGTGAGTGCTTGTCTTTGATCGACTGTCAAACCGTTGATTGTATCAGTAGTCGAATTGTTAACAAAACTTGTTTTGTAGTTTGCACGTGAATCATTGTTCGTTGTAGTTATTCTGACCGAATCCTCTATTTTGACCCATCTGGTTCCGTCAAACCTGAACAACCTGTTTGGTAGATAATCTGTTCTCAAGAAGTAGTCGCCCTTGTCAACACCGGAAGTTGGGAACGTTATACCAAATCCTGCGGGATTACCGTTTGGCGCCACGCCATCCCCATCTAGGTAAAATCCATAATGAGAGGACGCTGGTGTGTCAATGACTGCGTTTACAGTTTGATCACTGCTGGCCCTGTCTTGCTCTGTGTTGACATTGTCGGTCCTGATGTTACCCCTCTCATCGATGGGTGCCACGTAATATTGCTTGTAGTTGAATCCAGATTTAGGTGCATCTGCTTCTGCCTGTGCTACAATCTGATCATTGATGGTTTTCTCCCTGTTGTATGTACTCATGTAGTTGGCAACAGTGCCTGTTGTGGCCGAGTCTCCGATAATATCTTTGAATTCTTGCGAGTCTACTAGTGTTTTCATTTTTAATCTTAACAGGTGTGGCCACCATGTTTGGGAAAATCCTTCCGCGGCTCTGTTGACATCTTCTACCACGTAGTATCTTTTAAGTGCTATCGGTATACTTTCATCTAGACTGTAATCTTCTTTCATATGAGGGAATTCTATTACGTCGCCTGACATCGGTTTCCTACCAATTCGTTCTACTATGTCATTCAAATGGACAGTCAAAAACAACGTATCGTTCTGTAGAAACATACCAAATTGTGACAGGTTGAAATCCGCATCTTGCACATTGTAAATCCCCCTGACAACGTACACATCGTCGTCATACTTCCTGTCTCTATTTTCAAGAAATAACAGATCCTGTATGGTCCTTTCATTTAGGCTATCGCCGGTATAATTTGGTGACGTGGGACTTGCCTTGCCGTCTTTCTGATTTTCGCCTTGGTTGTATGGCCCCACGTATTTGTGAAAATGCAGGTCTGTCCCACCAACAGTGAACATCTCTCTGATGTTACGATCAAAGAACTTGTAATCATTACCCTTTTCAGGCTTGAAAATCGACAATCTAGGCATATCATACATATTTATTGCATAGGCAATGACTATAAATATGAGTATGTCAGAACTTCAAACAGGACAACAAGAAATATTCGATTATGTGAAAAACAACCTCGGTGAGGGCATGATTGACGTAGAATTAGACCCTAAACATTATCAAACGGCTCTAGAAAGAGCAACAAATAGATATAGACAGAGATCGTCAAATGCTGTGGAAGAATCTTATGCTTTCCTCGAACTGAAGAAAAATCAAAACAGTTACATACTGCCAGATGAGGTTATCAATGTGAGGAATCTAAATAGGAGGACTGTGGGATCAAGGACAGAAGGGGGTGAGGGTGGTACACTGTTTGAACCATTCAACCTGGCCTATACCAACACCTATCTGCTGAGGGCAGGTGCCACGGGTGGACTGGCAACTTACTATGCTTTCGCATCATACCAGGAATTGGTTGGAAAAATGTTCGGTAGTTTCATACAGTTCCACTATGATAATGCCACAAAAAAATTAACAATCACTCAACGACCTAGGGCCGACGACGAAACAATTCTAATGCACACCGATAACTACAGACCAGACATAACATTGTTTAAAGACATCTATGCCAAGCCGTGGATCAGGGACTACACCTTGGCCGTTTGTAAGGTCATGCTAGGCGAGGCCAGAGGCAAATTCAATACCATCGCAGGACCCCAGGGCGGTACCACATTAAACGGTGACGCATTGAAAAACGAAGGTAACGCTGATATGGAAAGATTAGATCAAGAGATTGGTAACTTCCAAGAAGGCGGAACTCCTCACAGTTTTGTTATTGGTTAATTGATCCCATACTCCATTTAAATACCTACGTCATGACAGATTCACCGTACAAAAATTATTCTGACCTCACACTAGACGAACTAGAGCAATTGGTTTCTGATTTAGAGATTATGAGTTTGAAGGCGTTGAAAGAAAAGAAAAAAAGTTTAAGAATTACCATCCTAAGATCTGTCAGAGAAGCAATCAAAGAGATTGAAAAGCGTCTAAAAAAATAGTATAATAAACCTTATGCTGATAGGTGTAGTAGGTTTAATTGGTTCCGGTAAAGGCACTGTCGCGGACAGGTTGGCCGACAAACACGGCTTCCGTAAAGATTCATTTGCAAAAAGTCTTAAGGATGCTGTGAGTGCCATGTTCAATTGGGACAGGGAAATGTTAGAGGGTAAAACAGAATCCAGTAGGCACTGGAGAGAACAACCTGACAAATTCTGGAGTGAAAAGTTTGGCAAGCCCGTCACCCCTAGGTGGGTGTTGCAGTATTTTGGCACGGAAGTGATGCGTCAGAACATGCATGATGCCATATGGATTGACAGTTGTCTAATGAGATACAACGGAAGACCAACAGTAATAGCCGACACAAGATTTCAAAACGAACTAAAAATGATACAGAAATCTGGAGGCAAACTCATACTTGTAAAACGTGGTGTGTTGCCTAGCAAGGAAGAGATGCAACAAAAAGGTGCCCATAAATCCGAATGGGATTGGATGGGTTGGGATTTTGACTTCACTATAGACAACGATGGCACAAAAAAACAATTATTTGCAAAAGTCGACGACTTAATCGTCAGCAATAAGATCACCAACACGCCATCCAAGCCTACGGGTGCTAGTCAACCTCTGGCAATTGGCGCAAACAGTTTTTAGATTAGTAGAAGTAGTATTCCTCAAATTGCCGTCTACAAACAACACGTCCATTTGTGCTTTGTCTTGTGCTTTGAATCCACACAGTTCACATTTCTTACGCTTCTTGTAGCCTGATCGCTGTAGGGCAGTTACTCCACCAATTTTCTTCCAGCAGATTTCCTGATACAGGTGTCGCACTGTCTTCTCCAGTAAATCTTGTTGTATCGCTTGTAGGCATAGGCCCTCGGCTTGGCCTTACAGGTCTTGCATAAAGGTCTGTCTGTGTACTGCATATGGGTATTTACGTTCCCTATATAGGCACCGTCAAAATGGTAAATTCTGTCGTAAAAACCATACGATTGAATAAATAACTCTAGTATATACGTAACTTGCAAGGAGAATACGAAAAATGGCATTAACATCACCAGGAGTAGAGGTTTCAGTAATAAATGAAAGTTTCTACGTACCATCAGATGCGGGTACAACACCACTGTTCATAGTAGCATCATCACAGGATAAAACAAACGGAGCAGGCACAGGCACCGCGCCAGGTACAACGACCGCAAACGCCAACACTGCTTACCTAATATCTTCGCAAAGAGAATTGACAGAGACTTTTGGAGATCCAAAATTCTACACAGATGCTTCAGGAAATTCATTACATGGTTATGAATTGAATGAATGGGGTCTACAAGCGGCATACTCATTCCTTGGAGTTGCCAACAGAGCGTATGTATTAAGAGCAAATGTAAACACAGCAGAATTGATCGGAAGTGCTTCGGCACCAACGGCGGCACCAACAGATGGCACATACTGGTTTGACCTTGCATCAAGCACGTATGGTATACTTGAGTGGTCCAAGACAAATCAGTCTTTCACAACAATCACTCCTACACTTATCACCGAAACAAGTGATTTGGTCGGCAGTGTCTCAACTGGTGCACCTAAGACTTCAATCGGATCGATTGGTGATTACGCAATAAACACAACACACGTTTCAAACAAAATCTACAAGAAAACAGCAAGTAACACATGGGTGCAACTTGGAACATCTGATTGGCACACATCATTGCCTTTGATCACAGTCGCTTCAGGCACAACGGTGTCAAGTGGTAACAATTTCAAGATGAACGGCGTAACTATCACCCCGGGCGGTACAGCACTATCAGACGTTGCTACAGCGATTGGTTCGAATGTTACTAACGTTACAGCAAGTGTAAACAGCACAACAGGTAACCTTGAGATATTCCACAACGGTAGAGCTATAGGCGATTCAACTGCGGGCACGAACACAATCAGATTTGAAGAAGGTAACGGTGTACTAGCGGAATTAGGAATCACAGCAGGAACGTACAATGGTGTGAAATTCTTACAAGACAAACACACCAACAGACCACTATGGGATGACGGCACAGGAAGCGAAGACAGACCAAACGGATCTGTGTGGTTCAAAACCACAAGCGCCAACTCGGGTGCCAACATAATCGCTAAACTTTACAGCACATCAAGTGCAAGTTTCTCAACTGTGGCAAGCCCACTTTACGCATCAAACCACTCAGCGATCTACAACCTAGATCCAGCAAACGGTGGAACAGGTTTAAGCGTGGGTGACTTGTACGCACAATACAACATCACTGAACAATCAATGACGGCGGCGGATGCGGCGGACACCACTCCAAACGTTGGTGACTTCCAATTGTTCAGATACGAAGGCGGTGCAACTAGCATCACCAGTAACAACACATCTCCATCATTCACAAGTACAGAAACTTTCGTGATCAGAGAATCAGTTAAAAATCAAGAAGCATTAAGCAGTGCAGTAACAGTCACACTAGGTGGTACAGACGCTGATGCGTTTGTGGCGGCAGTTAGTGCGGCAGGTTTGACAAACGTAAGTGCAGTGAAATTATCAACAGGTGCAATAAGAATGACACACGCACTTGGTGGTGAATTCAGAATGTTTGACACACTAGGAACTCCATTGGCAGATGCAGGCTTTGATTTCTCAACAAACGCTCACGAGTATGGATCGTACACTGAGAACAGTTCAACGTTAGTTGATAACTTGTACAAAGTTCCAACAGGTGAGACAGTTGACTCAACCGCAAACACAGGTATATTGGCTTCAAACTGGAAGAGATTGAGTTACACAGCATCTATAAGTGCTCCTACAAACGAGCCAACGGACGGTACATTATGGTACGACACAAACATCGATTCGGCAGATATAATGATCCACAACGGTACAACATGGGTAGGTTATCAAAATTACGATAGTTCATATGCAGACACCGACCCTAATGGGCCACAGTTCAGTGCAACTGCACCAACTAAACAATCAGATGGTACTGCACTTGTTAACAATGACTTATGGGTGGACACAAGCGACTTAGAAAACTATCCAAAACTCTACAAATACAACACGTCAGCAACTTTGAGTTCTACAA